GGTCGATCCCGGGCATCACCATGCACATCCTCGGCCGGATTGCGCTGGCGAAGCGACCTCCCGCCACAGACTCCGAAAAGCCGGCAGAGGCTGCGGCATGAGTCTTCCCTTTCATCCTCTGGCCGACTTGTTCCCGCTGATCGAAGGCGCCGAGTTCGACGACCTCGTTACGTCGATCAAGGAAAATGGGCAGCGCGAGCCGATTGTGCTTCTCGACGGCTCGATCCTCGACGGGCGCAATCGCTACCGTGCGTGTCTCGCGGCTGGCGTCGAGCCGATCACCAAGATTTTCGACGGCACCGATCCGGTGCGTTTCGTCGTCGACGTCAACGTGCGGCGTCGCCACCTCAACGAAAGCCAGCGCGCGATGATCGGAGGCCGGCTGGCATCTCTGAAGCGCGGCGATGTCGAGACGCAACGCGCTGTAGCAGCGGAGAAAAACAACGGTGTCGAAATTTCGACACCGCTCGTTTCTCAAGGGGACGCGGCGGCACTCATGAACGTTCATCGTCAGACGATTGGAATGGCAAGGCGCGTTTTGGAAGAGGGCACGCCTGAGGAAATCCGATCCGTTCAGGATGGTACGGCGGCCGTGAGCACCATCGCGAGACAGATCCGCGCCAAGACGCCGGCTCCCGAGCGTCAAAGGCTTGGCTCGCGGCAGTTGTCCGACGCCGGCAAGAACCCTCAGCGCATCGAGAACGCGCGCCTGAACGCCGAGATGTGGGCTCGCCTCAGCGAAGCTCTTGAGCATCTGACCAACCTGCCGAGCCCGGCCGATGTTGCGGTGATCGTCCGGGCCCATCCCAAGCGTAGCGACGCGGTGAACGCGCGCCTCGACCGCTCCCTGAAATGGCTAGAGGAGTTCGCCCATGCCTGGCGCGGAAGTCGTGAAGCTGACGCGGCGTAAGTCGGACAAGATCGACATCATCATGCTCACGCCCGAGAAGGCGGTGGAGTTGCTTGATCGAAACAAGATGAACCGTCCGCTCGCCGATACGCACGTTCAGCGGATCGCGAAGCAGATCCTCGACGGCAAGTGGATGTTCAACGGCGACACTATCAAGGTCTCCGAAGAGGGCGACGTGGTCGACGGCCAGCATCGGCTGTGGGCATGCATCGAGGCGAAGAAGCCCATCGAGACGGTGATCATCTACGGCGTCCCCCGCGCGGCTTTCGCGACGGTCGACACGCTTCGGCGCCCGCGATCCGGTGGTGACGTGCTGGCGCTGAGCGGCGCAACTCGCTATCGCAACATCGCGGCGAGCGCCCTTGCGTGGCTGATCCGTTGGCAGCGCGGGTGCCTGGAGGACTATCGGGCGCCCCAGAACCGCGTCGAGAACTCGGACATCGAAGAGGCGTTCGTCGCCCACCCTGGCATCATTCGTGCCGTCGAGCGCGCGGTCACAGTGCGGTCGATCGGTAACCCGTCGATCATCGGCTTCTTCTACTACCTGCTTAGCAATAAGGCGCCCGACCTCGCTGAGCGGATGATGACGACGCTGGCCGACCCGTCGAGCGTGTCGGTGAGCGATCCCTACTTCCGGCTTCGCAACTACTTCACCACGGATCACCACAAACAGAAACTCCCGCTCGACTCGATTGCGGTCATGGTGAAGGCAACGAACGCGGCGAAGCTCAATCAAAAACTCTCGACGCTCTACTGGCGCAGTCAGGGCAAGAACGCCGAGCCGTTCCCGGTGCTGAAGGTCTGAGCGCATGACCATCCTCGACCTCCTCGGCCTTACCTCTATCGCCATAGCTCTCTTTCTCCTGATCCCGGAGATATCCGGCTTGGTGAAGGAGACCAAGGAGATGGAGAGGGTTGCTGAGAAGGTCCGCGCATGACCGCTTCACTTTCCGGCGTCCTCTCCGCCGAGCGCCCCCATCTTCGCAATCTCTCTGACGATGCGACGGGCGAGCGCGCCGACGGGAACCCACGCACACGCATCATCGGGAACGCCTCCCCCCTCAGCCTCGCTCCCGATGACGGCCCGGAGGGGCGAGCACCGCACCCTCCGGGTCATCTCTCCGCCCTCGACTGCAGCAAGAGCGGCAACGGCGCATTGAGTTCTTTTCTTCTCTCCTCTCACGAAGCCCACTCTGAGGGAGAACGGTAAAAATGTCGTATCTCATGCCGGCCAGATTTCTTGCCGTAGGCCGCCTGCTGGCGATGGAGTTGCAGCGCGTCCCGGTGAAGGTCGCGGCCGATGCGCTCGACGCCAGCGACGTGACGGTAAAGAAGATGCGCAGGGGAGAGTTGCCGAACGCGGTAACGCTTCTTCGTGCAATCGAGAATTTCGGACTGAAAATCCTCGAACCCGTCCTGGGTCCGATGGACAATGCGTCGCTGGCCCGTCGTCTGGATTTGATCCTGGCCGAAGTGGAGGATTTGAGACATGACGTATCCGGTCCCGGAATTGCCTCCAGCGCTCAAGCTGAGGATCGCGGTATGGTCGCGGCTCGACAGTCTGGGGGTGTGGCTCCGGGATCTGGGAGACGCCTTGCATACGCGGGCGGAGAGAGCGGCCCGGCGCCTGCGGAATATGGCGGACCTGATCCGGCCGGGCTGGCGCTCGTCGAAACCCGCCGCCTCGACGGAAGACATAGAGCAGACGGTGAGGCGCTTAGACGGCACCTGAGAGCCCTCGATAACGTTTTCTCGCTCGATGCCGCCCGCGCCCTGGTGAAGGGCGACAACTACGGACGGACGGGGCTGCCGTTCAAGCGCCCGGGCGAGGACTGGACGGCCCTCGTAGCCCCTGAAAACCGGCTGTGGACGCCATCTCCCGATCCGCGGCCGATCACCGAGTTCGCCGGCAACGTCGTCGCTCTTCGCCGCGATCTGGACGAGGCCGCGCGGTCAACCTCTCCGGTGTTCGTCTCACATGCCGGCGCCCTCCTGCGTGACGGCGATCTGATCCCGTTCCACTCGAACGTGGTCCGCATCCCCGGTAGAGCGAAGTGCGGGGCGGAGATGGTGCTCACCGATTTCGTCAGGGTGCGGGCATGATCGCGGCAATTGCCTTCCTCGTCTTGATTGGTATTGGCGTGGTTGTCCTTGCCATCCACATCGCCGGGGACGACTGCATTGGCGCTGATCTTCGCACTCCAGGGGCGCCCTATCGTCCGCTCGCGATCTACATGATGTTTCTCATGGGGATTGCGGCGACCTTGTGCTGGGCGCTCGCCTTTTTTCTTTTCATGACGTGGCCGCGATGATGCCGCTCTCCTCCTGGCTCGAATGCCACTGGCGGCACGGCCCGCACCATCACGGTTATCCCTCTGTGGTCGCCGCCGCCCGCAAGCTCGATCAATCCATCTGGGACAAGCACAAGATCAAGCTCCTCTACTGTGACGATGCTGACAGGTTCCGTGACATCAGCACGCGGGAAGTCGAGCGCACGTCACGCCTCGCCACGCCGGAGGAGGCCCCGGACTTCCCGCAGCTCGGCACGCACGCGGACCCGACCTGCCGGCACCTGACGGCCGACAACTTCTACTCGCTGATCGGCACGCGCACGGACAGGCCGCTCCCGCTCTACACGATGAACACGGCGGCGCTATATGAGGCGACGTGGGTCGGCGACTCGATCTCTGCTCTTTTCGTCAAGCGGCGGCTTTGGTCCGACAACCCTGACCGCGATTGCGCGGGGTTGACTGTCGAGTTCCGCACCGCGAAGGACTGGCCGGGCAATTCTCTCCCCGCCGTCTTCACGGGCACCGCCTGGGTGCGCCAGGACCGCCGCCGGCAGGGGATCATGGGCGACGTCTCAAGGCTTCACCGCATGGTGGCCTGGCTGCGCTACGGCCCGATCCCGCAGTTCGCGACCATCGCGCCCGACCGCAACCACGACAAGCTTTTCGACGGGACCGACATCGGCTGCGTGATCGAGACGCGGCCGACGCACACCACGACATCGAGGGTTCTCTACTACTCGCCCGAGGCCATCCTTGCTTCGGCCGAGCGCGTCCTGTCCGACAACGTGAACCGAACGCACGAATAGCTTCAGAGTCCACCGGGTGCCGCGCCTCGGGTTTGTGCGCGCGGCGACGCTCCTCCCTAACTAGCCGGTGTCAGACAAAGGCACCGGCGCCTTTCCCGGAGATCGACTTGCTGTCCTTCGTCCTCCCGCAACCACCCTCGGTAAACGCGCTGTACGCGAACGTGCCGCGACGTGGGCGCGTGAAGACGAAGGTCTACAAGCAATGGATCACCGATGCCGGCTGGCTCGCCAAGAGCGCGGCTTGCGGTCGGCAGATCACCGGCAAGATCGAGGTTGAATACCTCGTCTCCGGCGACAAGCGCTTCGATGCGGGGAACGTCGAGAAGGCTTTGAGCGATCTGCTGGTGCGCGTCGGGATCATCGCCGACGACAAGCACATCACCAGCATACGGATTGCCCGGAGAGACGATACGCGCCCGGAAGTCAATGTGACCGTGAGGGAAGCAGCATGAGCGAGTCCTGCGCCAACTGCATGTGGGCTCGCCCCTGGACGCCCGCGCCCGACCCGCTTCTGGCGGACCCTACATTCTATCACAGCGGCACGATCAACGAGGCCATCCGCTGCGTGCGCTTCCCGCAGTCCGTGACGAACGCACCTTCGTACTGGTGCGGTGAATATCTGAAGAAGCGGGAGGCAGCATGACCCAGGCCGACCAGATCCTCCTCCACTTGCAGAGCGGCCAGACCATCACGCCGATCGAGGCGCTGGAGCTATTCCGCTGTTTTCGGCTCGCCGCGCGCATCGGAGACCTCAAGGCTCTCGGCCACAACATCCTGACGGAGATGGTGGAGAGCCCCGAGGGCAAGAGATACGCCCGCTATTCCCTGGTCCGTCCCGTCCCGTTCCAGATCCCTTTGTTCGATGCGGTGAGCGCATGACCCTAAGCACGCTCCAAACACACAACGCCACCGATGGCGCCGGGGTTGCGCGATGAGCGATCCCTTCGACCGCGACATGGACGAGGCCGCAGTCGTTGCCGGGTTGCGGCTTCGGCTGGAGTCCGGCCGTCGCCTCGATGATGCGTTCACGCTCGATCCAGCCATCTGCGACGTGCACGAGCTGGGCACGCCGATGAAGAAGCGTCGGCCGCCAGAGCCTGTAGGGCCTCGCGCCTACGTCTCGCCAGTCTCCCCCAATCGGCCGCGTCCTGCCGAGCCATCCGCACCCGGCAAGCGCCGCCTCAAGCCGCCAAGCGGGCGAGTCTACTATTGGGGGAAGACGGCGTGAACGGACTTCGCCCCATCATCAATCGCGACTGGCTCGTGCTCAAGGCCAGCAAGATCAGGGCGCCGAGAGCCAAGGCGAGGCGCTGCGACCCGGCCCAGATCATCGCCGGGGTCTGTTCCCGGTACGGCGTGACCTTCGCGATGCTGACCAGCAAGCGCCGCCTGCGTCGGTGGGCATGGCCCCGGCAGGAGTTGATGCTGCTGCTGAGCCTCGGAGGGTGGAGCCTGTCGGAGATCGCCGACCTTCTCAAGCGCGACCATACGACCGTTTCCCACGGCATCCGCGCCGCTGGCGCCAGGGCATCCACTTACTCACAGGCTGTGCAGAAAATACCCGTAGGAAGCACGCTGAATGCGTTGCGAGGCCGGCAGCCCCGGCAGTATCTGGGGGACGCTTCGACCATGGAAGGAAGCGTCAATGACTGACCTGCCGGCACCGCTGACCGATCTGACCGTGGATGTGATCGGCCTGCCGGGCTTCATCCTCAGCGCCGACCGGCTGCTTTCATCCGAGCTGGTCGCTCTCTCGACCGGGGACGAGTTCAAGGCCGCCACGCTGCTGTGGTGCAGGGCCTGGCAGCAGAAGCCGGCCGCCAGCCTCCCCGACGACGACCGCGTGCTGGCGAGCTTCGCAGGGCTGGGAAACAACCTGCCCAAGTGGCGCAAGGTCCGCGACATGGCGATGCGAGGCTTCATCAAGTGCTCGGATGGTCGCCTTTATCATCCGGTGCTGGCCGAGGACGCCAAGCGCGCATGGAAGGCGCGGCAGCAGAAGCGGGCCGCGGCAGACAAGAGGTGGGGAAACGAGACAGACAGCACTCCGCCCGCACATCCGAGCGGACCTCCGCCTGCACATGCGGACGCATCACCGGGCGCATATACGGAGAGGCATGCGGCGAGCATGCCATCTTCCAGTCCAGTCCAGTCCAAAGAGGAAGATATTAAAAATCTAGATCTTGGTTCTGGGTCTGGGCGCTCGGCTTTGCCTCGCGTTGGAAGGCTTGCAGGCAAGGTCGGGATCGACTGGCAGGCAATCGCCACGCGGATGCAGAGCCACGGCTTCGACCACGAGAGCGCCTGGAACCTGCTGCTGGCGCTCAACGACCGCCCCGAGTTCGGCAGGCGCGTCCAAGGCGCCATGCGAGCGGCGGAGAGCAAGGGGACGATCGCCTATCAGGCGCTGGTGAGCATTGCCCGAGAAGCCGAGGCACAGGACCGGAGAACCGCCTGATGGGCGCGAGCGTATTCGGCGACGGCGAACGTGAACAACGCAGACGAGAGGCGAAGCGCATGAGCAGCATTTCCGAGCTTGAGAGGGCCGTTGTCGAGGCGGCGAAGGCGTGCAGGAGCGAGCCGCCGCCCGGAGCATGGCGAGTTCTGTCGGATGCCGTCGCGGCTCTCCAGGCCGCCGAAGAGGCAGCCAGGAAGCCGAGGCTGCGGACGTGGCGGGAGCTTGTCGAGGGCATGGGCGCAAACCACACCTACGCTCACGTCATCGCCGCCCGCGACGCCGAATGGGTCGCGGCTATGAAGGCGATCCTCAAGGCGCGGCTCGGCGAAGATTTCGCTCGCGCCCACATCGAGGCCGACATCGAAGCCCTAGTGGCCGAGACGAAGTAGACACACCAGCGCTTGACCCGCTTTCAACTTCGGCGTATTGTGGTTCGCGAAATTCCACACGCATGGCGAGGCTGATGTTTTCCCTGCCATCCCGCGGACGCCCGCACAACCTCCGCCGCTTCCTCGCTGCATACGAGGAAACCAGCGCCACGGCTCCGGTCTGGCTGCGCCTCGACCTCGACGACCCCTCGCTCGCCGAGTACGACCGCATCACGCTCCCCGACCACTGGCTGAAGACCGTAGGCCCCCGTCACCCCAACCGCTGCAACGGCTGTGTCGCCGAGATGTTCCGGGCCTTCCCTGACGAGCCCGTGTACGGCCTGATGGCCGACGACCTGATCCCCCGCACCGACCGCTGGGACGCCCGCCTGATCGAGGCTGCCGGCTCCTCCCGCCTAGCCTACGGCGACGACGGCAAGTGGGGCCACGAGCTCGCGACGCACCCCGTGATCGGTGGTGATCTCGCCCGCGCCATCGGCTGGCTGGTGCTCCCCACGGTCCTCCACAGCTTCGTCGACACCGCCCTCTACGCCATCGCACTTCGCTCCAACCGCCTCGTCTACCTCCCCGACGTGAAGGTCGAGCACATGCACCCGCTCTGCCATGACGAGCACGGCCGGCCCAAGGCGGAGATGGACGAGACCTACCGCTTCCCCGAGACCTTCGTCCCCGACCAGGCAGCGTTCTACAAGTGGCAGGGCATGGACCTCCGCCCGACCGTCGAGCGCATCATGCGAACCTTTAACGATAAAGCGGCGGCGTAGATGGCCGCCACGCACTACGTCTACGAATTGACCGAGCCCTGCGGTCGCGTTGTGTACGTAGGCAAGGGCAGCGGCCATCGCCTGAAGCGCCAATGCTCGCGAACCGGGCTGCTCGGCCGGATTGTGAGCGAACACAAAACCGACAAGGATGCCTATCGGGCTGAGGTTGCTCGGATTGCGGAGATGCGTCCGGAGAGGAACCGCCTTCGTGGTGGGAATGGCCCCCGCACAAGGGCGCGCTTGCCCCTATGGTATAGGGAAATCGAGCGAGTTGGCGTGCGCGTCTATGCCGCGCGGCTGCTCCTGAAGCTCGCGCCCCACCTGATTGACCCGTCTAAAGTAGACGTAATTAGACAGGTGGCCCGTGGCTAAAGGCTTCAAGACCGGCGGCCGGGTGGCCGGCACACCGAACAAGATGAGCGCCAGCATCCGGGATGCCATCGTGGAGGCATTCGAGCGTGTGGGCGGCGCGGATTACCTTGAGCGCGTGGCGGGGGACAATCCGCAGGTGTTCTGTGCGCTGCTAGGCAAGGCGCTCCCCATGCAAATTACCGGAGGCGACGGCGGCCCGGTGCAGATCGTGGTCGCCACGGGCGTCCCGCGTGCAGGTTGAGACCGGCTATGTCGCCCGCCCTCAGTTCGTCCCGCTTCACATGCGGAAGGAGCGTTGGGGCGTCGCGGTGGCGCATCGCCGGGCGGGCAAGACCGTGGCCTGCATAAACGACCTCCTGGACGGCACGCTGCGGTGCACGAAGCCCGATCCGCGCTTCGCCTACATCGCCCCGCTCTACACCCAGGCAAAGGACGTGGCCTGGGGCTACGTGAAGCGCTACGGCCTCACCATCCCCGGCGCCAAGGAGAACGAGAGCGAGCTGCGCCTTGACCTCCCTGGCGGCCGTCGTATGCGCCTCTACGGGGCCGACAACTACGACCGGCTCCGGGGCGGCTACCTCGACGGCGTGATCCTGGACGAATACGCCGACATGGACCCGCGGGCATGGTCCGAGGTCATCCGCCCGATGCTGGCCGACCGGCAGGGGTGGGCGCTGTTCATCGGGACGCCAAAGGGCAAGAACGCATTCTGGGACGTCTGGGATCGGGCAGGGACGGAGCCCAACTGGTTCCGCACGATGCTCAAGGCCAGCGAGACGGGTCTGCTGCCCCAGGAGGAGCTTGACGACGCGCGCCGGGTGATGACGCCCGAGCAGTACGAGCAGGAGTTCGAGTGCTCGTTCGATGCCGCGATCATCGGCGCCTACTACGGCAAGGAGATGAGCGCCGCGGCCGAGCGGATCACGCGCGTTCCCCATGATCCGGCCGTCGAGGTCGAGACGTGGTGGGATTTGGGTATCGGCGACTCGACCGCCGTCTGGTTCGTTCAGCGGGTCAATTCGGAGATCCGGTTCATCGACTACATCGAGGCGTCGGGCGAGGGCCTGCCGTTCTATGCCAAGGCGCTGCGCGAGCGGCCCTACCTCTACAGCCGGCACGTGCTGCCCCACGACGTCGAGGTGCGCGAGCTGGGCACGGGCAAGAGCCGGAAGGAGATGCTCGCCGGCCTTGGGATGCAGAACATCGTGGTCGCGCCCAAGCTGCCGATCGACGACGGCATACAGGCCGTGCGGATGCTGCTGCCTCGGGCGTGGTTCGATGCCGAGAAGTGCAAGCAGGGCATCGAGGCGCTGAAGCAGTACCGGCGCGACTGGGACGACAAGCTCAAGGTCTTCCGCTCGCATCCCCTGCACAACTGGGCGAGCCATGGTGCGGACGCGGCGCGGACGGGCGCTGTTGTCGATCCTCCTCCGTCCACCTGGGCCGCGCCGATCAAGTACCGCGACACGAGGGCTTTCGTATGAGCTGGCTGGTGTGGTCATACATGACGCAATGGGCGGTGGTCCTTGTGATCATCCTCTGGGCGTTCATGTCGAGTGAGCCCTCGTACATCGAGATCATGCAGGCAGGCGGCTGGACTCGCGAGAAAAGCATCGCGTCCGCAAGCAATCGGCTGATTTACACCCGTCGCTTGGTTCGCCGAGGCGTAGGGGTCGGCCTCGCCTATGGGTTGATGGCGGCTGCAATCACATGGGTGCTCTCATGACCATCGCCGAGCGCCAGGCCATCGCCGACGCGACCGAGAACTGCCGTCGCCTCACGCTAGAGCTGGCTGATCTACGCCGCCGCGTCGAGGATCTGGAGACCGTCGAGGCGCTGCACGCGCAAGCTCTGCAGCAGCGCCCCACGCTCAGCCTGAAGGACCGCACCCGTGGCTGACCCAATCGAGATTACGCAACTGATGCTAGACGCGGGCCGCGACGTACTGGAGAAATTTTACATCGGTGACGGGCGCTATCTGTTGTCGGACGAAAACCTCGCCGAAATCCTCAGGGCCGTACTCAAGGCGGAGGACGCAGCGACGCAGCCGCAGCAGAGAGTGCAGCGCCGTGGCTGATCAACTCGACCTGCTCGTCATCTCGCTTGAGGCCGCCGTCAAGGGCATGGAGGCGGTCGCCAAGGCCCTCCAGGAGCACGAGGACCGGCTTAAGCGCATTGAGCGACGACTCGACGGCTTCACGGTCAATCCCTGGAACGGGGCGGTTCATGGTTCCTGCAACCAAGAGCATCGGTACATGACTGCCCAAGGCATCGTGCCCGACTACATGCGAGGGCGCTGACCATGCCTAAGATGTCCGACTCCACCCTCAAGGCCGTGTGCTCGGCGGAGATCCGGCGCAGCATCGGCTACATGGGCGGGACCATCGCCTTCGAGCGCCAGAAGTCCCTCGACTACTACCTCGGCCGGCCGTTCGGGAACGAGATCGAGGGGCAATCCTCCGTCGTCTCGACCGACGTCGCCGACGTGATCGAGAGCATCCTGCCGAGCCTGCTCAAGATCTTCACCTCCGGCGATTCCGTGGTGAAGTTCGAGCCGCAGGGACCGGAGGACGAGAAGGTCGCCCAGCAGGCCACGGACTACTGCAACTGGATCTTCAACCGCGACAACGACGGCTTCACCATCCTCTATGACTGGATGAAGGACGCCCTCCTCCAGAAGCTCGGCGTGGTCAAGATCTGGTGGGACGAGCGCGAGGAAGAGACGGAGGAGGAGTACGAAAACCTCACCGACGACGAGTTCGCGCAGTTGCTCTCGGACGAGGAAGTCGAGCCGATCGAGCACACGGAGCGTCCCGACCCGATGTTCAACCCGGAGGCCCCTCCTCCGGTAGCGCCGGGGTCGCAAGTCGCCCCCGATGGCGTGCCCCCGCCTGCGGCTCCGCCATCCCCGGATGCCCAGGCGGGGATGCCGATGATGGGCATGGGTGGGAATGGTGGTCCTCCACCGATGCTCCATGACGTCAAGGTCAAGCGCGTCAAGACCATCGGCCGGGTCAAGATCATGGCCGTGCCCCCGGAGGAGTTCTACGTCTCGCCCGGCACGCGCGACGACGACGGCGCGATCCTGATGGCGCACAAGAAGCGCACCACGCGCTCCAAGCTCGTGGAGGAGGGCTACGACCGGAAGCTGGTCGACATGATCCCACCCTATGACCCGAACATCGACACGGGCGAGGAGGCGTCGCGCTGGGCCGACCAGGAGATGGCCGACTCCGGCGGCGGCGACAGCCTCGACCCCGCGGCGGAATACGTCTGGGTCACGGAATGCTACATCCGCGTCGACTATGACGGCGACGGCAAGACCGAGCTTCGCAAGGTCACGCTCGGCGGGGCCGGGGATGGTGGGGAGATCCTCGACAACGAGATGGTGGAGGCGCGGCCGTTCTTCTTCCTTTGCCCGATCCGCACCCCGCATGTGCTGATCGGCCGCTCGGTCGCCGACCTCGTGATGGATATTCAGTTGATCACGTCCACGCTCCTCCGGGGCGGGCTGAACAACATGTATCAGGTCAACTCTCCGCAGACGCTGATCAACGACAAGGTCAACCTCGATGACCTGCTGACCCGCCGGCCGGGGGGCGTGATCCGCACGAAGGACATGGAGGGCCTGAAGCAGTTGACGACGCCCTCCATAATGCCGGCAACGCTGCAAGCTCTCGAATACATGAACAGCGTGAGGGAAACCCGCACGGGCGTCACCCGCTACAACCAGGGCCTGGAGGCCGACAGCCTCAACAAGACCGCCTCGGGCGTAAATCAGATCATGAATGCGGCGCAGCAGCGGATCGAGCTGATCGCGCGTATCTATGCCGAGACGGGCGTCAAGAATCTGTTCCGCGGCATCCTGCGGCTGGTG